CCCTTAGGTGGTCGGATTAACTTCGCAGTTAATCATACTACATTGACTTTGTAGGTTACTGGTTAGGTAATGTGTGGAAAAGTTCTACACTCCTGATTAGTTTTGGTTAATACCAACCTTAAAGTTAACACTAAGAGTATTCTATATCTAATATTTTTACTTATTAGACTCTTATTGATATAATGCTAAGTTTTCATAACTCGTTTACGAGTAAAAGAATTCTTATGACGCATTTCTTTATTAGAGCGGATAATGTTTTTATGAAGTTTACTTCTTTTACTATGAAGTACTCCCATTTTCTTTAAACATTTAGCTAAGGAAAGAGGTTTAACCCTTCAATCCGAAGTTATATGAGTAATAGAAGATGGTGACCTAGATACTGTAAAGAATTCTCTCTTTGAGAAATCTTGTACAAGTACCTTTGGTCCCTTTATAATATTAGTTATAAACTCCAAATAATCATTATCCTCTATAATAGAGACAATATCGTTAGAGAGGTGTTTGTGTTGGAAGATCTTATATAATATGTCTGTCTTTGGGAATGAAATATTTCCATTCTCATCGATAGCATATAAGTAAGAACCTCCAATCGCAGACTCTTTCAAAGATTTTCGAAATATTCCTGCAATGTCATGATAAGTCCTGATAAAGGGACTATTCAGTACATTACAGAATATTAACGATTCATTCTTTGATAGAAAAACTCGGAGTGGATTATTAAAATTTTCTTGCTTAAGAATCCTGGAAATGAAATAAGTCGGTGACTTATAACATTTTTCAAGATACTTAAGAGAAGTTTTAAAACCCTTCCAAGTTTCCTCTAACAAGAGCCGATCTACCTCTTGTCAACACGACAAGGGAATCGCAGAAAGGAACAGGTTCAAAGAAGTTTCAGGTATAAGTGAATCCACTATTAGTGCATGCTTATGGCCTACATCCTTTGATGAACCCTTTAAAAGTTTGTCTTTTATCTTTCGATAATTGGCATAACCGATAAAGAATCCTAGTAAAGTTAGCCAATCCTCACGGATTTGCGGGACTTTAAAGTCACTGTCCTTTATGGATACCTGGTCTAGTCAACTAGGGATACATCTTAACACTTGTTCTGATAAAGCTGGCCCTCCAATTGAGTATGATTTCTCCAAAGTGAAAGTTCATAGATTTAAAGATCTAACACTATCATTTTGAAGAAGTATTCCCAAAGGAAGAGGGGATAAATCTATTCCATTTAAAATTAGTTTGGAGGCGAATTCGACACCAGAATAACCACGTCTTTGCGGACTAATGGTTTTCGGGATTGAAATGCCAACTCCTAATGATAATACAATAGATTTATACTCTCTGGCAACAGCCGAGTTAAAGATAACAACATCATCACCTAAGATTATATAATCAGTAAATGAAGTGAGCCCAAGTGACTTGTACGCAGCTAAGCGTACAATGTAGTGATGTAGAACAGCTATTGTTGTTCATGATGAATATGCCCCTATACCTTGTCCAACTTCATACTTAACAAAAGTATGAGTTTGTACAGAGTAGAAAGGAATATCCACTATGATACCTTTTCAGGCATCTACACCTCTTTTTGATAAACCCATGCACTGAAGCGCTTTCATTTCCAATTGAATTGGAAGGCGATCAGTGGCTGCGGATAAATCAAAACACCAGGCTTCTTTTCCTTTATGATACATAGAAATTATGGTATCGATGGAAGCACCTTGATCATGAGTATAATCACAATTAGACCTTTTACGGAGTAATTGTATTAACGAATGATGAAGGGGTGCTAGGGTACCTTGAGATAATCAATCAAGAATTGCAATATAACGATTCTTAAGTAAACCATCAGCAAATTGTACGAGGACACGAGGTCCTCGATTAAATTTTGCTAAAAGTTTACTCGGAAGTACAAGTTTGACCTTTATAAGTCATTCTTGTCCAACAAAACTAGAAATCAAATGTTCGGGTGTAACCCCTACATGAGATGTATAGGAAAGTTCTTTAATACAATTGCGAAATTCTTTAATAAGAATTCCACAGTTGTACTTAAGTTCCGGAGTTTCTATAAATTGCAATATCTCGATAATTAATCGAAGTATTCCCTTACCACCTGGTCCGGTCTTAAGTCATCCTTGGAGAGAAATTACTCCAGGATAGAAATATTGACCGTGATCAAGCTTTCTGTTATATTTAACTTCAGAAAAGTGAAAACCCTTTATCAAGAGTGGTCATATATCAGTCATTTTTAGATCAACTATTTCAATATTAAAACGATGTTCCTTTTTAAGAGGAGTCGTAATAGTAGAGAAATCTGTTGGTCCCATGACATCTATATACCGATATATTCGTATATACCTAATAATGAGAACTTTATCAAAAGATGGTAAAGTATCTCAATGGTTCAGAAGACCCTTTAGATACAAAGGAACTCCGTCTGGAGTTGCTTTGCGTCAAAAGATATTTTGATCCCAAGGAGTAATAGTTCCCATAAGAAGGAAATTCTTTACTAAAAGAAAATCCCTTTTTTAGGATCTTTGCTACTTGATTAGGCTGTATAGTACATACTATATGTGTGTGCTTACAGTGGATGGCATTAAGAAAATGCAAACCATGTGGTGTGATAGAACAAGCTTTAATGTAAATTAAAGCTATCTCTAAAGCTCCTACAAGGTCCTTGATTACTTCTGAAAGAAGTAATCGGGGTTTGACCACTTGTGAGATAACAGGTTTTCCCACTTTAATAGGAATACAAGTCATAGCTCTAACAAAGCGTCAGCCCAAAGAACAAGATAAGATAAGAGATTTTCCTAAACCCGTTAAAAGGTGAAGGAAG